GTGCGCGACCACGTTGGCACCCAGCATTCCGGCCGCCGTCCACTCGACCGAGATGTCGAAGCTCCCGACGACCTCGTCATCGATCAGCCACTGCAGCGCCTCCGTGATGTAGTCCTTGGCCAGGTTCAGCGTCTCGATGGTCTGCTTGGAGCGGCGCAGCAGCCACAGCCGCGAACCGATGACAACATCGCCATCGCCCCACCAGCCGCGTGGATCGCCCGAACCGTCCGGAATGACGTCGTCGGCTCCCGCCACCCGATCACTGAACAGGCTGATGTAGACCGCCGTCACCAAGTCGTTGCCGGCCTGCAGCTGCGCGCCATCGAGCGCCCAGTCGCCCATCCCCTGCTTGGGGTCCCAGATAATTGTTGTATCGCTCATTCGGATTGGTTCGGCTTGTTGGTCTTGACGCTGTCGCTGCCGGCCTTGACGCTGGCCACCGCGTGGTCGTGGTTGTTGAAGACATCGCGCATCGCCTTCATCGACTTGCTGCCGTGGTCGGAGATGTCGCCCTGCGCGGTGACGCTTTGCGTGACCAGCACGTTCTGCTCGACCGTGGCGTCCTTTTTGACCAAGAGCGCGCCGTCGATCACCACGTCGCCGGTCGCGTGTACCGTGGGCGTGTCAAACGTTACGGACGGTGTGTTGTGCACCAGGATCGGCAGGCCGGCGCCGTCGATGACGATTCCGGTCTGCGTCAGGTAGACCGACTGTCCCAGGTTGTCGGAGATCGATACCTCGCCCGGCTTGAGGTTGCGCATGCGGTACGTCTGATTGCCGGTGGCGATGATGACGCCGTCGCGGCGGTTGCCCCCCGCGAATATCAGCACCGCGTCGGACTCCTCCGGCGGCATCGAGTTGAAGCCGTATTCCGACAGCCTCGGAATGTCGTCAAATGTCTCGAACTGGCTCAGCCGCACTTGCTGCCTTTGCGCCGGCCCGTCGTCGGCACCGGTCTTGATCCTGCCGCGCCCCACCACCAGCAGCACGCGGCGATACACCCGCTCGATGGCGGCGTAAATCTCACTCATGCGTTCTCCTATTGCTGGCCCAGCTCCGCAGGCCCCTGCTGCAGCAGGATGGGTTCAGGCGCAAACGCTTCGGGCGGCATAATCACCAGGTCGGCCGCCGTGCCTTGCCCGTCTCGCCGATATGTCACTTCGCTGATCAACCAGGTGCGCTTGACGATCTTGAGGAATGGGATATCGATGTCCACCAGCGTGTTGGGTTTGTACAGCTTGCCGGATGAATCCCGCCAGCTATCCGTGGTCAGGCGCAATTGCGCCGCTCGGCCCCAGCGCCGGCTGCATTCCCACAGCGCGCGCTGCTTCGCCACGTCCGATCCCATGTCGCCGCCCTCCGAAACGATCACGCGGCGCCGATGCCGCTTGATGTTCGGGTTCGTGACGGTCTCGACCGTGTTCCCGGCGTCGCCAGCGTCCTGCAGCACGTCCATCGACATGCGCACCACCAGATATTCGGAGAACTGCTGGTCTGCGGAGAACGCGCAGGACGCGCTCGATACGTTGACGCCCTGCTGGAAGCCGCTGGCAGCCTTCTCCGTCCCCACCTGGCTCAACACCAGGTTGCCGTCGTGACCTTCGTACACCAGCAGCGCGCTGTATCGGCAGACGCGTTCGATGATCTCAAAAGCCGTCTCGCCGTTATTAAGGACCATCAGCGGAATCGGGCCGCCGGCATCGCCGAGGCAGGTAGCGGACAGGTCGTACGGCTCGCACAGCTTCTGCGCAACACCCAGCGCGCTCGACGCCGTAATCTGACCTCCCGGCCACTCCGCCGCGCAATCCACCAGGTCCTGACAACGCCCTCGTCCAGCGGCCTGTATCGCGTGTTGCCCTTCGTTGATCGTCGGTATGAAGCGGTCAAGGTAGCCGCGTATCACCAGATCGTCGCCGAGCAGCACATCGCAGGAGTCGCCCGCGTTCACCACCGTCGACGCGCCGGCCAGCTCGCCCGCAAAGCGCTCACTCATCGTGATATCGAACTCGTTCGGACAACGCTCGATGCCGGCAGTGACGCGGATCGAGTCCCAACCGGACAGGCGCATGCCCCCGACAACGAGAGTCAGATCGTCTTGCATCGTTTTTCTTTCGGAAGGCCGCCGAAGCGGCCGGGTTATCGCGCCAGCGCCTTGAACGACGGCGGCATGAACGCGGGATGTATCGGGTTGGCCTCGGCCACCAGCTCGTCGGCACGGCTGGCGTCTCTGTAGAGCCGTTGTGCCAGGAATAGCGCCGGCACCGAATGGGGCGTGGCAACCTGCACCATGCTGGCCAGATCGGCGGCGCGTGCCGCAAGGTCTTGCACGACCGCCGTACGGACATCGTGCAGCGCCTGGTAGCTGTCATCCTGCCCTTGATCGGCCGCGATCTGCATCTCGACTTCGACCAGCTTGGTTACCTGCTGCCGGACTGCAACGGCATCGTCGCTGGACGACGGCGTGTAACTCGCGCTTGCCTTCGCCAGTTCAATTACGCCTGCGCGGCGAAACAGATCCGCTGTCGCGCCTGCCATCAATGCCGACGCCTGCGCGCTGGTTGCCGGCGCAACCGTGTTGACGGGGTACACAGGCTTAGCGAGACCGCCCGGCAGGCCCGGCGCGGCAGCAGTAAGGCCCGTCAGCAGGCGCAACGCGTCAGGAGGCGACGGCGCCGCAGCAGCTACCGTGGCAACCAGGGCATGCACCGCGTCGACGTAAGCCGACAACGCAGCGGACACCGTAGGCGGCACGCTGCTGCCTGCGGTCGACGTCTGCGCACCGGCTGATGTCGCACCGCCACCGGAGACGCTTGCGAGCGCACTGGCGGTGCTGGTCAGCTTGGTTGCCGCCACCGCTACCTTGGCGCGGTTAGCTGCGCCCTGCGCCACCAAGCTGTCGACAGTTGCGCCAGAGCCGGCAGGCCGGGTCGAATTGCTGCCGAACATGCGGCCGAACTCGCCCGGCATGGTCTGCACGAAGTTGTACAGGTTCGTCGCATCGTTGACCAGGCGCTGAGCGGCGCCTGCCCAGGTCGAGACCGCCGAGGTGGCCTGCGCCACCACCGCCAGTCCCGACTTCAGCGCGCCGGCAGCGGCGCTGATCAGGTTCGCCTTTGCCGCCGCCTTAGCCTTCTCAGCGGCACCGGCCACAGCCGACTGCGTATCGACTGCGGAATTTGGGAAAATTCGCTTGCCCTGCTCTACGAACGAGAAAGCAAGCTCAAATACCCTGCCACGTTCCCAGCGCTCCGCGCAGCTAACGCCATCTGCCAGGCTGACGGTCATCCGACCCAGCGTAGGGTGCACCAGCTCGCCACCCTCGACCGCGCCAGCCTCTTCGCATACCTTCAGCAGTTGTTCGCGCTGTGCGATGACGTCGTCGCCGACGATGTATCCCGTGAAGGCGATACGGCGCGCGGCGCGGCCCAAATCTTCTACCCAGACCGTGTCGCGGAATGGGTACTCATGGATGACGCTGCGGCGCCCGAACTTGAGCTGCCCTTCCAGCACCTTGAAGGGTACGCCGCGAAACGATGCCGGCCGCAGCTTGGAAAGCCACGATTCGGAGCCGCCACTGCCGCCAGCGCCCAGATCGGCGGCGAGGCGGTTGGTGACGTTCTGCCCGCTCGAAACCGTGTTCGCCAGCGACTTCACGCCGCCTGTCAGTTGGTCAATACTCATGGTGTAATCCCCGTTGGCATCGAATAGGCGACGCGGACGGGCATCGACTGCCCGCCCTTCGTCTGCGCGCTGGCCGTTACGCCTGCTGGCAAGCCGTGGAGCGTCAACGCCATCTCGACCTGCTGCGGTCCCGATTTCTGCTGCGTACCAGAACCTACCGCGCCCAACTGGGCAGCGACAGCCTTGTTGATCATGTCGTCGCTGTATGCCGCGCCGTTGCCCTCGTGTTTGATAATGCTGGAAAGCAGCGGCGCCACCGTTGCTGCGTCATCCAGGTTCAGGCGTTGCTTTGCGCCGAACCCGGTACGCTTGACCACGTCCGAGATATAAGCGCCGGTGTCATTTTCCGACGGTGGCGCCCACTTGCCGATGATGCTCTCGATGGTGTTCAGACCGTGGACCTGCTGCTGAGCGCGCAGGTTCTTGATTGCCGCAGCCAGCCCAGCGTCAGCCGTGGGG